AATGTTGTTCCGTTATCTCTACTTGAATTAATAGCCGTTGTAAAGCTATTTGTAGTACTCTTTAATTCGTATTTGTATAAGCTTAAAGGTGCTGCTGGTTGCCAAGTATCAATAACATCTGTGTCTGTGGCATCATATACAACATTGTCAGAATCCAAATCGTCGAAATTGGCGAAGTAAATCGCTTTTAATCCACTTACTGAATCTTTACATTGTTCTATACGGCCGTTTGTAATATCACAACTCATTTTTTTAAAGTATTATGAATAAAAAAAGGCAGGTACTTTTACCTACCTTTCTTTAATCTGATTAATATTATGAATAAACTACACAATCGTCAGCTATTCCTACTTGTGCGCCTACTTGCATTCTCATAACGATTCTTACGTTATCAGATCCATCATATAAATGAACTGGAATTACAGAAGCTTCTTGCCAATCTGACAATAAAGAAGTACCAAAGTACAAGTTAGAAGTCTGTGCTGCTACCATTGAATTGTCTGCCAATCCGTTAGCAACGAATACAGGAATACCATCGAAAGAAAGACTTCCGTTAGTGTACCATTGTGTTCCTTTGTTGTCAGTACCATTAGCACCAAGTCCTGCTGCTGCGAATCCTCCAAGTGCGCGTACATAATTTCTTGCGATATTTGAAGAAACATACAATTTCAAATCTTCTGCACCGTAAACTGTTGTAGGTATTGCATCAATTACTTTACCCATCTCATCGATTACGTTTGATGCCAAAGAAGCTACTGAAGCAATATCTTGCGCTGCTGGCAATCCTGCTGCGTTTAATAGTGTAACAATACCATCGTATGCGTTAGCACCTAAAACACCTGTCCAAAGTAAAGTTTCATTAGAAGCTGCAACTTTAGAAGCAACATATCCAAGAAGATAATCTTCAAAAGATTTTGGAATGTCTGCAAAAGCAGAAGCACCCATTTCGATAGCTGAAAATGTATCGTGAAATTGGCTTCTACAAAGTTGTAGATTTACTTGCATATCTTTTACAGTCAATACGCTTTCGCCCATTGTTACAGTTTGTGTATCGTCGAAGTCACAAGTTGCATCTGTAAAGATTGAAGAAGTATCAATAGTTTGTAATACTGATTTTCCTTTGACGTTTTCAAGAACGGTAACGCCACCGTTTTCAATTGTAGGCGCACTTAGAAGAGCCGCAGAAATGTATTTTCCTGCTGCTAATCCTGAATAAGTACTACCTGGAAATGTCGGCTGATCTGCCATAATTTTAGGTTTTAATTATTAATTATTATTTATTTAATTTTTTATAGATTCTATCTAAAGTAGTTTCTTGTCTGTTTTGTGCGTATAACATTTTTTCTCTTACTTCCTTGTTTTCTGGATTAAAAGAAATTGGCTTAACTGCTGGGTCTAAATCTTCAGTTGAAAGTTCCGTTTTTTCGTCCTCAACAACTTCTTCTTTTGTTTCTTCCGTAGTTTCTACTTTAGAAAGGTTTTGAAGTTTTGCTTTGAGTTCTTCGTTTTCTTTTTTCAAAGTTTCGATTTCATTAAAGAAAGTTTCTTTTACGATTGATTCAACTACTTTTTTAACAGGCTTACTTTCGTCTGCCATTTCTTCTTCTTTTTCTTCGTAGTCTTTTTTCGCTTCTTCTTCAATTACTTCTTCTTCTTCTTCAGCTGCTTCTTCTTTTATTTCAGCGATTAAACCCTCTTCAGTAACAACTAAAATTTTAGCATCGTCCATTTTGTATTCGCCAATAGGTAGTGGAATTCTTTGTTCGTCTTCTGTGATTATAACAACTTCGTTTTCTGGTGCAAATTCATCTGCTTCAATGATTGTTACACCATCTTCTAATTTGCGTTGTTCAAGTTTAACTTCCATTCCTAAAAGTTCTCTTACTTTGTTTAGTATTGCTTTATTATTCATTTCTATTTATTTACGATATTGATTTTCTTAAATTATCCTGTGCTTTTTTGTATTTAGCAATAGGTAATTTAATACCTAAATCTTTTGCTGCTGCTTCGGCTTTCTGTAAATTTTTATCAAATACACCTAAAAGACTTTGTGCCTTTTTTGCTTTTGGTGCTTTACTTTTTTCAGCTTTTAAAACCTCATCTTCAATTCTTGCTATGTTGTCTTCACTGTTTTTTATTTGTTGAATACTATCTTCGTAAACACTTTTTGCATTTAAAAATTGGTCTTCAAGTTTAAAATACTTGTCTGCTGCCTTATCACGTTTTTCGTATAGTTTTGTTTCTTCTTTTAACTTTTTATTTTTAAACTTTTCCATTTCCACAATACGATTGTTGTCAATTTGGATATCTTTTATTAAAGAATCACTATTTTCAAGTGCTTTGTTCAAATCGTCTACTAAACCAAGCTCTACTTTTTGAGAAGCTAATTCTGTTCTTTTGTCTTGTTTTGCCCATTCAGCAAAAATCTTATTTAGTCGTTCCATACTATATTAACTTTATTTTAAATTGTTTGTTGCATTTTTGGTTTATATGTTGCCTATTCCTTGATTTCTTATAGTGCCTTTACAACACTTTGTTGAGTAAGTATTGTCTTCACATAAACAAGCTTTACGAGAGTTTTTAGGACTGCTTTGTGCTTGTGGCCTTTCTACTTTCTTTTTAGACATAGTTCGTTTTTATTTATTGCACTGACTGAAAAACGGTTTTAGCATTAGGAAAAATATCTTCTAATGCTTTTACGTTTTTATATTCTTTTACGTCTGAAACATTTAAACCTAAATCTTTTGCACTTTTTTCTATTAACTTTAAGCTATTTGATATTTCGTTTTCTATTTTGTTTAAAGTTGCTTCTGCTTTTTTGCCTTTTTTCATTAAATTCGATTTTTCCGTTGTTATTTCTTTAACTATTGGGAAAACTTCTTTTCTAAATCTATTTTCTAATTTTTGTAAATCTTGAATAGCACCAAGTTCTACTCTTTCACTTGCTAACTTTGTCATTACTTTGTCAGTAATTTCTTTTTCTAATTGTTCTCTTAAATTCATTTCAATAGGTCTTTTAGTTTGTTTATTATTTCCGTTTTTTTATCGTCTTTACTCATATCGTATCTGTCTGCAAAGTAACCCTCAATACTGAAACCTTTTATTTCGCCAGACTTCGCTTTGTTGTATAGTTCTTCATCGTCTATCTTTGCCGATACCATCCAAGTGCCAACAGGAACATCTAATCCGTATAAAGCCGTCTTGTCTTTTTTGCTATCTTCTACAATCCAACTTTCAACTATTGTAACACCATCAATTTTATTTTCGTGTTCAAAGGTTGCGTTTTTATGATTCGATTTCTTAAAGAATAATTCTGAAGCTTGGCGTACCGTATTTTTAGAAAAGTAAATATAGTACTCATCGCCTTTGTCGTTTCTTCTGTAAATGCTTTTATCTGGAATAAGTGCAGCACCCATTAAGATTTTCTTTTCAGCGTTAATCTCTTTTAGATATAGTTCGTGTTTCTGTTTAGATAAAGCTATAAAGTTGGATTCGATTGCAGGAGTTTCTACTAAAGAAATTGCATCTATTCCACTTTGCTCATCTGTTGGGTCAATTATAAGTTCAACTATCTTCATAATATAATAACTTTTATTTGTTTATAGTGTTGCATTTTGTACTCTGTTTCTATCAAGTGCTTGGCTTGTCGTTACTTCTCCACTCACTACAAAAGCTTGTACAGGTTGTTGTTGCAATTGTGCGATCTGATTTATTCCACTATCTCCAACTACATTAAATTGTGGTGTAACTGATTCGCCACCTCCTACATCTGCACTTGCTGCTACATCTGAACCATCGCCACCACCTTGAAATTGTTGTTTAGCTATGTTTGCTATTTGTAGTGCTGCAAAGCTTCCTGCAAGTCCTGCTGCTATTCCCTTAATCACAGGGCCACCAGGCGTTTGTGCATAGGTACTTAAAACTGCTCTATAACCATCAACCGTTGCTGAAGCAATATCTGCAACTTTTTTAATTTGAAATGCTTTCTTTTGTCGTTTAACATCTTCTCCTGCAAACGCTTCTGCAATTCCAGCTATTAATTGAAAACCTTGTACTGCTAAATCTATTTGTGCATTTTGTCTATCGGCTTTTTCTTGTGCTGCCTTTTCGTCTATTTCTTTTTGTTTGGCTGCTGCATCTTTGCTTGATTCTATTATTGCAAGATTCTTTGCCTTTTCGCTTTCTACTTCTGCCGTGTTTAATTCATCAACAAAGTTTAATAGTTCTACCCTTTGGCTTTTTTCTGTTTCAAAAGCATCTTCACGCCTTTTCTGATTGTCTGCAATTATTTTTGCTTCTGCTTGTGCTTCTTCTTGATTTCGTAAGTCTATTAGTGTTGCCCTTTCTTCAGTTGTTAGTTTCGTGTTTTTCTTGGCATCTTCACGAAGTCTTCTAAATTTATCGCGATTTATTTCAAGTTCTTTTTCTATGCCATCTTTTAGAAGTCCATTTTCAATATCTTCTATTTGTCTTGCTATTCTTAATCTTTCTGCTAAATAGTTTTTATAATTGTCATTTTTAGTCTTTTGAGCTTCTTTGTCTTTATCTATATCATCTAATGTTAAAGCTTCGATCTTTTGGTTAAATAGTTTTACTTCGTCATACTCTTCATTTTTTATTCGCTTACGCAATTCCGCATTGTAATTTACTTGCCAATTATATTTTGCACTATTTTTCTTAAATCGTGTTAATAGATTGTCAAGTCTTTTTAACTCAAGTTTTTTAGCGTCTAAAAAAGTTTTCTTTTCTTTATTAATTGCAAATATTTTTGCTAAAAATATCTTTGCATCTACTTCTTGTAAATCCTCACCATCCTGTATTGCCTTACGCCTCCTTAACTCTAACTCCCCTAAATAGACTTGTGTAAACAATTTTTCCTGTTCTGCTCTTTTCTCTAAATTCTGTTTTTGTTTTTCTATTCTTGCGTTTTCTTCATCAAAGCGTTTTTTTGATGCTGCTGCTCTTTCTTTTTCTGCAAAATCGGTTAATCCTATTGCATCTCCAAATGATTTTAAAGCATTTTTTGCTGCATTTAATGGTATGAGTAATTTATCAAAATTGGCTATGAGTAAACCTACTGCCACAACGATAGCACCAATACCTGTACTTATTAAAGCTAATCTTAACAACTTTAAACCTGTAGTAGCTGCACCAGTTACAAAAGTAAAAGCTGCTTGTCCTGCTGCTGCTATTTTTGTTCCTATTGATAATTCTCTATAAGCTTCAGTAAGTCCTTGTACTCCTTGTTGAATAGCTAATGCAGATTGTACTTTTAAAAGTGATTTTTCAAGTGCTTGGTTTTCATCTCCAAATAAAGCCATAGCACCTTGTGTTGCTGCAAATCCACTTGTAGCACCATTCAATGCACTACCTAACTTTTGTGTCATTGTAGTGGCTGCACCATCTACTGCTAAATCAGTTTGTATTTGAACTTTACGATATTCTCCTACTTTTGTTAATAGTTCTTGATATTCTTTTGAAGCCGTATCTCCTGCAAGTGCTAACTCATAAAGACGATCTTCAGCTTCGCCCATTCGTGTAGTTAATGGTTGCAAATCTCCATAAACTTCTTCAAAAGTAGCATCTAAATTTTTTGCACTTTTTGTTGTTTCGTTTACTGCTTTATTAAACGACTTAAAATCTTTTTCTGCTTCTGAAGCATTAGAATTAATGTCTATGTTTATAGTTCTTTTTTCAGCCATTTGAGTGTTTCTTTATTTCGTGTTTTTAACAAGTTCATTCTTTTCTTTTGCTTATAAATTTCTTTCACTCCTGTTTCATAACTATATAACCCTTTCGCCACTTGTACGTTGTAGCTGCCATTATAAAAATCGTCTATTGCCAATAAGTCTACTATGTTCTTGATCATTACGGTTGTTGTTGGATAAATATTTGGTTGCTTGTTTGTGTTCCATTACTGAATGTATAAGTAACAACTAAAGTGTATAGTTCAATAGTGCCACCCTCTGTTCTTACTCTGTCAAGGTCTTCCGTGTTTATGTAGTCTAAATCGTCTTCCGTTTTTAGTACCGTTGTAGCATTTGGATTGTCTGGAATACATACCTCAACCGTTCCCTCACTTGTTAAAGTGCTTGGTGTGATTGTTACACTTGGATTGCTACAAGTTACATCTGCTTGAACTACTCCGTTTGGAAATAATATTCTAACATCAACGCATTGTGCTACATCACTTGGTTTAATTGGTTGTGAAATTGTTAGTTCTGGAAGTAATGGTCTAAAATCATTTATCAAAACAAAGTCTACATCGCCTGTATTTAGATTAGACTTCATTGATTCTATAATGTATCTTTTATCTCTGATAATCACACGATCATTTAACCGAAGATTAGTAAGTAAGCTTACAGGAAGATTCGTTTTTACGGTTGTTCTTCTATTCTTTAGATTAAACAGATTAAGTAAATATCCAGCATAGTACGTTCTAAACAATGTATTCTGTTCTGCAATGTTTGTAAGACTGCTTATATCTGCATTAAAGTTTAGTGTATAGTTTTCACTTAATACACTTACGTCTTGTCCGAAAGGAACATACTCTGTTAAAGTGCTTGTACTTGTTTCGTCTGTAAATCTATAATCTTGTGATAATTCATCATACTCATAAATTATCATAGGTTTAGGAACGTATTTATTTCCATCTTGATTTATTGTTTCGCCTATTTGTAGATTCGTGCCTTGAAACTTTTGCATTAACATATTTTCAAATGGCAATTCTACTTTAAAAGCTCCACCATCATAATCAAAAGTATTTTTCGTGTTTCCATAGCCACGACCAGTAAGATTTTTAAATATTGTATTTGTAGCACTTTCTGATTCTTGATAGTTAAATTCTATTGTTTTATATAGTTTGATTCTATCAATGTTTAT